GCGCTTCAGCGCCTCGGAGATCGTCCGTTCGAGTGCGGATTCGACGGCCTCGCGGTCGGGCTGGTCTTCCGCTTCTTCCTGATCGATGCCGAATCCGTAATAGGAGCGGTAGGCTCCCAGCTGCGTCTTGAGCGTCTTTACGACCCAGAGCATGAACAGGTCTTGCCCGTCTACGAACACGACGCTGTTTTGCCCGTCGAGCGCAAAGTCGCCAATCTCGAAATCAAAAAGAGGACCGGCTTTCAGCGCCTCCTCTTCTTTCTCCGCGTCGGTTTCGTCGATGTCCGGTATATCAAAAACCGGATAGAGTTCATTTGCCATCGCTCTCTGTTCGCCTCCCCTCTGCCGTTTATATCACCTTGTCGGCGTTCTTGATCTTTCCGATGACGACGGCGTCGTTGTTCACCCATGCCACCAGAACTCGGTCTCCGACCGAGAGCCCTTCCTGCGTCTGGACGGTGTGGGTGTGGCTTCCGTGGTCGCCGACCGACCGGCTGGACGTCGTCGCGGTGTGGTTCTTCAGCTCCGCAAGGATGAGGTAGTCCGACTTGGGTATCGCAATTCCGAACGTATCCGTCAGCAGGCTTTTGTCGCTCTGGATCGTCCCGAAGTCGAGCAGCCGGTCCGTCGGGATCTGGTCTTTTGCCATTCCCTGGAATACTCCTGCCAGTTTGCTCAATCCGGGGGAGTTGTTCCCTTTACTCATAGGGTTCCACCTCCATCTGCATGGTCGCGGCGGTGGCGTTGTGGCTGACGCCCTTCACATAAAAATATCCCTTCATTTTGTCGGTCTTCACGTGGATGAGGTCGCCCTTGCGCAGCGTCGGGATATCCGGGGCGACGAGCGTCGTCGTCCGCTCGGGGGTGCCCTTTTCGTCGATGGTCTCCTGGGCTTCCTTCTTCGCGTCTTCAAGCGAGGAGCTTCCCTTCGACTTGACCTGCTGCAGGATGCCATATTCGATTTTTCCGTCGACGGTCGCCTCCACCTTGGGTCTGCCTTCTTTGTCGTCTTTGCCTGTGATCTTTATCCGGGTGACGAGGTTCACCATCGAATACTTATCGGAGGCCGAGACGAGGTTTGACGAGGCTGTGAAGTTCCAGATGGTGTCGTTCGTGCCTCGGGTGATGATCCTGCACTTCCCAGCGACGGCGCGGATGATTCCCTTCGTGCCGGTCTTCTTCTTCGCTTCGTCGAGCGTCTCAGTCAGCATGGTGCTGATCGTCTTGTTTTTATAAAGGGTTTTCTCGTGGGAAATGGACGGGCCGGTGTATTCGTAAAGCGGGACGCTCCACGATTCCAGAATGTCTTTGCAAATCTCGCCGGTCTTCTTTCCCTTCGCGTAGTACTTGCTGTCGGTCGATTTCTGCAAATAATACAGGAGATCGTAGCAGGTGATGATGACCGCGTCGTCGTTGGTCTGCGAGTGCTCCCACTCCCAGATCGTGCCCCTGAAAATCTCCCGTTTCTCCGGGTCTCCGCTCCACTTCGCGTATAAATAAACGACGGTGCAGAGCTTCAGCTGCTTTGAAATCCGGGAGTTCTCGAAGGGGATGTCTCGTATCGTCAGGTTCAGCCGGACGGCGAGTTCGCTCTCGTTCTCCTCCCAGGCGATATTCTCCGCGATGTTCTCCAGGTGGAGGAGCCTTCCGTCGTTGAGGACGGCGGTCACGAAGTATTCGTTGCCGAGCAGGCTGTATTTCTCCGTCGTGGCTTTCTTGCCGCCAGATGCTGCCAAGGCTCCGCACCTCCGTTCGTTACTGTGTCTGATCGACCCGTTGTCCGGGTTTAAGCGGCTTCTGGGGTGTGGGCTTTGTCACTACTGAGGGCGGGTTTGTTTGGCGCGTTGTCGGAATTGTCGGCTTGTACGGTTGTCTGCCGCCGGTTCCCGTCCCGCTTCCGCCGGAGCCTCTTCCTCCTCTGCCGCCGCTGCCGCCGCTGCCGGTCCTCTCGGGCTGTCCGCTGGTAATGGTGACGTAGCTCTTGCTGATCCACCACTCCGGGTTTTCGTTGATCTTGTACCAGTTCCCCTTCATGCCGTAGATCGTGACCTTGTCGTCCTTGTTCTTTTTGCCGAGTTTCTTATATTTCGAGCCGGGGCCTTTCCGGTATGCGACCTTGTCTTTGTTGACCTTTCCTTCTGGGTAGGAGGACGCGCTTCCGCTGCCGGATTCTCCAGCGGGTTTCTTCGGTGCTTTGGAGACGCTGACCGTTAGGTTCGGGTATATCGTCAGCGTAATCGAGTATTTGCAATGGTTGAGGCCGAAATATCGCCGGTTGAAGGTCTCGATAAAGACGTCCGTGTTTACAAACTTCCCGGCGACAAATTTCAGCTTAGTCCCTTTTTTCTTCCAGGCTTCCAGAATCTTCACAATGTCTCTCGGTGCCTGCCATTCGTCGGAGCTTACGTTGAGAAATGTTGCGCCCTTCATGCTCTTGCCTGGGAGCATCCCTTCCCAGGAGTACCCCGTGGCCTTTTCGCCGCGGGGTATCCTGGCTTCGCCGGTCTTGATGATGTTGAGTGGGACGGTGTTCGCTCCGGAGGTCACGCTCAATTCGTCCGGGACGATTGGGAAATAAAGCCGCTTCGTGCTTCTCCCCAGGTTCTCTTCCAGATAAAAATTCACGCTTTACGCCTCCGTTTCCGTTACGTCATGTTGCTGAGCAGATCGGCCAGTTGGTTTGCCATCGCTCCGCCGAGCAGCTCTGCCAGTTCGTCCTGCTTGGCGCGGAGAATTTCGAGAATGGCGTCGGGGTCTCCGTTTCCGCCTTCGATGGTGTACTCGGGGTTGACGTTGACCTCTACGGTCACGCCTCCGACTTCGCCGTTCCCGCCTCCGGTCAGCATGGGCTTGGGGTCTCCGCTGCCGTTGCCGTCGTCGTCCCAGGCGCTCTCGGGGATTGATGCGAACGTGTCGGCGTAGGGTCCGAGGATCCCGCCTTCCGCGTAGGCACCGACGCCGAGCATCCGTCCGGCTTCCATCCAAAGACTGAGACCGCGCTCTCTGCGCTTCCCGCTCAGGGGAATGATCGCCTCCGGTCCATCTTCGGCAACGAGGCCGACATGGGCGCTGCTGAATATGCCGCCGGTAGCGTGTCCTGGCGTTGTAACGGTGTGGTGTTCGTTGATGTAGGTGTCGGCTGTCGTTCCGTCGAGCGCTTCGAGTGCGCTTTTTGCCTTGTTGGTGTTGGCTGCCGCGGTGCTGGCCTTGTTACTCAGGTCTTGTACTGAGTCTGCCGGGGTGTTGAATGTGAGGGTAGAAACGTCGACGCCGGTCAGCTCTTCGATCTTCGTCTTCGCGTCTGCGACTTTTTCTCCCAGGCCTTCCACATCGGTTGCTATGGTTGCGACGTCGCCGAATGCCTCCTCAAAGTTGACGTTTTCGAGGTCGACTTCCTTGAGCGCGTCAAATGCCTGTTGGATATTCTCCAGCGAGTCGATCTGAACGTCCGAGCCGAGGGATGCCAGCGCGGCGTTGATGTTGGCGATCTGCTCCGCGGCATAGGCTCCGGCGGTGTTCGCGTTTGCCTCGGGGTTCTCTGCATTCACGATCGCGTCGTTCGACTTCGCCAGCTTGTAGGCGCTCTCGATCTCCTGCATCCCCTTGAGCATTCCGTCGAGCATCGTCTGGTTCGCTTCCGCGGTGACGCTCTCGTAGGCGGTCTGCGCCAGTGCCTCGGGAGTGGTTTTCTCCGCGTCGCTGATGTAGTCGGTGTTGGCGTTCAGGTCTCTCAGCGCGGAGACGGCTTCTGCGAAAACCTCAAATCCGGAGGCGTCCATCGTGCTGAAGGCCGCGGCCATCTGCTCGATGTTCATATCCTCGTAGGCGGTGCCCTTGGTGATGTCCCAGGTCGCCAGGTTCCGTTCGCCTTCGTACTGCTTGACGAGGTTGTCGTTCCATTCGTCGCGCTTGGTCTCTGCTTCGCTCTGGTTCTTCAGCGCTTCGCTGTAGACAGCGGCGAGGCTGTCGATGTACTCGCCGAACAAATCGCCCGTCGGCCCTTCGTCCATCCGCTCGATGTCGTTCCAGCTCGTGAAAATGCCCTCGTATCCGAGGTTATCGAACATGCCGCCGACGGCGCTGATCTGCTCTCCGTACATCTCGCCGAAGTCTGCAAGTCGTTTGTCGTAGTCGGCCCAGTACCCTTCGTCGAGTTCTCCGTGTTCAGCTATGTATTCCGCCTTTGCTGCCCTGTTTTCTTCCTCGAACGATGCGCCTGCACTTCTCAGTTCCTGGAGGTTTGTGGTAATGTCTTTCATCGCCTCGACGCGGTCGGTCGCTGCGATAACGTCTGCCTGCGCGGCGTCGCGTCTTGCCACTACTTCGTCGCGGGTGTTTCTCGACTCGGCGACGTCAGCGCGTAGTCCCCAGTATGCCGCCTCGCGGTCGAGCTCTTCCGCGTGCTGCAGCCGGTCGATCTTGTCCTGCGTCTTGTCGGAAATCTCCCCGCTCATGACCTCTTCCGCGCTGATCATGCCTCCGCTGATCTCTTCCAGGTGCTTGGCGTAGGCTTCGAGTTGGGCGTTGTACCCTTCGAGGTCTTCCGCTGTAACGCTGCCCGTGGCGAGGTTGACGCCAAGCGTCCAGTAGTAGTCGCCCGCGGTGGCGAGGAGCGCGACGAGCTCGTCGATTTCTTCCTGCGTGAAGTCGCTTCCTTCGTCAAGCTGCAAGTTGACGATGCATTGGCTGATGAGCTCTTTTATCCCGTTGACCTGGTCTGTCATCTTCTTGTATTCATCGGCGCTCATTTCGCTGCCCTGCAGCTGCAGGTCGATGACGGCAAGCTCCGCCTTGTAGTTGGCGTATTTCTGCATCATCTCTGGAGTGCCTTCGCCTTCGGAAACGGCGACCTCGATGCTGCTCATCTTTTCCTTCAGGCTGGAAGCCTTCTTTTGCAACAGTGTTATCTGCGCGGCGGACATACCGTATCCGGACAGCTTGATCTCTTTTGATTCCTTGAGCGCCATCAGCTCGGTGAGGTTGCTCGTAAGGCTGGCGATGTTCTCCGGGGTCATGTCGGTGTTCGTCGTCAGGTTCAAGGCGACGTTTTTCTCCGCTTCCTTCACGGCGTTGAATTCAGCGACAATGGCTCCCGCCTGCAATACGTTATAACCGGAGGCTTCGAGGGTGGCGGTCAGCGTGACGTTTTTGCTCTCGATGGCCTTGATCTGGTCGATGATGGTCTTTACTTCCTCTTCGTCGTAGCCGAGGTTCACCAGCGCCGTTGTCAACATGGCGAGGTTGGATTCTGCCTCGTCGATCTGGTCGATGATGGCCTGCGCGTCTTCGGTGCTGTACCCGTGGTCGATCAGCGAGGCATACAGAAGCGCGAGGTTCGATTCTGCCGCCTTGATCTGTTCCTCTATCGCGGCGGCTTCTTCTTCGCTGTATTCTCCGCTTGCGAGTTTTGCCTTCAAGGTTGCTATATTAAACTTTGCGTCTGCGATCTGCTGCTCGATGTTCTCAGCGTCTTCCTGGCTGTATCCGTGATCCAGCAACGAGGCGATAAGGACGGCTCTCTTCTTCGCGGCGGAGTGGACCTGGTCGAGGATTTCCTGAGCCTCCTCTGTGTCGTATCCGCCTCTCTGAAGCGTTGCTGTCAGAACGATCTCCGGGTGAAGGAGCGAGTCGATCTCCCCTTTGACCTTGGCGATCACTTCGTCGTTCTGTTCCTTATCTTCTCCGATTCGCAGTTTGATCTCCTGGATTCCTTCGAGCGTGGTGTCCAGGTCGTGGACGCGCTGGACGGCCTTGACGTACCGGTCGCCTGCCGCTTCGACTTTGTCGCCCATATGCAGCAGTTCTTCTTCCTGCCGTGCCTGTTCGTCTTTGTACAGCTTGTATCCGATGCCGACGGCGACCAGCGCGGCGAGTGCTGCCCAGCCCCAGCCGGGGATAGCTGCCAGCGCGGATCCCAAGCCGCCGAAGGCGGACGCGCCGGTCGTCGCGGTTGCTGCCGCTGCCGTTACTGCTTCGCCGGTTGCCGCTGTCGCGGTGGTGGCGGCTGCCGCGGCGGTCGTTACTCCGCCGAAGGCAAGCCGAAGCTGCCCGACGGTCTTCGCGATTCCGAGCGCTCCGCTGCCGATCTTCAAGGCTCCGAAGCCGACCAGACCGGCGGTCATCCATCCGGGCATGCTGCCCATCAGGTCGGAGGCGTTCAGTCCCTGCGCGAACGAGGAGACGTATTCCTTCGCGGCTTCCGCGCCTGCCTTGGCGATGCCGGTCAGGTTCAGTCCCTCGAAGTCGATCTCTTCGCCCTTCAGCGCGGCGAATACTCCGGTAATTATCCCGTGCAGCACTTCGCCGAAGGTGGTACCGACCTTCTTCACAATGCCGAGGACGAAGGCGCGACCGCTGCCGCTCCACCACTCGTTGAACGGCTCCGCGATGATCTTGTCCCAGGCGATGAATAGCTTGTCGGCGATGCTGTCGGCGTTCTGGAACTCCGCGCTGTTGAACACTCCGCTGATCGTCTCTTTCAGTTGCTTCGCCTTGGAGATTCCCGCGTCGATGAAGTTTCCGAGCGCGGTCGTGATCTCGGGGATCTTCGAGGTTAGCCATTGGACGCCCTCGCGCAGGTATGGGTTGAGCTTGTCCATGAGGCTGACCTTCATTCCGTCGACGGCGCTCTGCAAAAGCGTGACGTCGCCGGTGAGGTTGTCCATCTGGGTGTTCGCCATTTCCTGCGCTGCGCCTTCGGATTTGTCGATTGCCTCGTAGAGGTCATTAAATGCGGATTCGCCCTGCTCGATGACGGACAGCCATGCCGACGCTGCGTTCTTTCCGAATATGTCGTCGGCGTAGGCCAGTTTTTCCTGCTCGGATAGTTTGTCGAAGGCTCCGCCGAGGTCTTTCATGATGGTCTTCATGTCCTTCATCTTCCCGCTGGAATCTGAGAAGGTGAGGCCGAGCGCCTTCATGGCCTTGGAGGCTTCCTTGCTCGGGCTGGCCATGCGCAGCAGAGCCGTCCTGATCGCGGTGCCTGCACTGCCGCCCTTGATGCCTGCGTTCGCCATCATGCCGGTCACGGCGGCGACTTCCGAAAGCTCCAGGCCGAAGGAATGCGCGACGGGGGCCGCGTACTTCAAGGTCTCGCCCATCATGCCGATGGTGGTGTTGGTGCTGGTCGCCGTCCTGGCGAATATATCGGCGGCGCGGGTCGCCTGGTCCGCGCTCATGCCCATGGCGGTCATCACGTCGGATACGATGTCGGCGGCGGTGCCGAGGTCGGTGCCTCCGGCAGCTGCCAGCTGCAGCAGACCGGGCATACCGGCGATGATGTCGCTGGTCTTCCAGCCTGCCATGGCGAGGTATTGCATCCCCTCCGATGCCTCTGCGGCGGTGAATTTCGTTGTTGCGCCCAGCTCGGAGGCGGTTTCTTTCAGTTTAATAAATTCCTCGTTCGTCGCGCCGGAGAGCGCCTTGACGTTGCTCATTCCTGCCTCAAACTCTGTAAAGGTCTGGTAGAACGAGGACGCGCCCAGCCCGATTCCCGCAATCGATAGCGTCATCGTTATGGGCGACATGATCATGTTCTTTAGTGCCTTGAACGGCGCGGTTACGAGGTCGACCGCTTTCAGCGTGACCTTCCATGCCTTCGCGGCCAGCGACTTTACTTTCGCGGTCACTTCCTTCACGATGGGAGAGACCCTGTCGATCGCCTCCATCGTCAGCTTCAGCTTTTCCTTGAAGGCGTCGCGCAGCGTCTTGCTGGATTTCTCCATCCGCTGCGAGAATTTGTCGGCGCTGGACGCTGCGTCGGAGAGGGCATCGTCCGCGGCGCTCCCGGCTTCCTTCGCGGCGTCGCCGATCTCCTCCATGGAGTCCGCGGCGTCTTCCGCGGCGTCACCTGCCTTGTCGGCGGAGTCGCCGATGTCTTCCAGTGCGTCTGCGGATTGCTTCGCGGCGCTGTCGACCTGCTGCATCGAGGAGGCGGCGCTGGATGCGCCGGAGGAGATTTTACTGAGCGCGGAGTCTGCAGACGACGCCAGCTTCCGCGCTTCCTGTTCCGCCTGCTTCAGCACGGCTTCGATCTGCTTCATCTTCCCCAGGTCGGCGTTGCTCTTAACCTCGACCGGGATCTCAATTCTGAATACCTGCTCCATCGTCTCATCTCCTCCGGCGCGACCGCGCCTGTTGCATGGCCTGTTCTCGACGCTGACGGGCGGCTTCTGCCTCTCGGGCTTCCGCTTCGATCTGTACCTCCATGCTCTTCAGCATGAATACGCGAACAAAGCGCGGCTTTCGCATCACGTCGTCCGGGGGCATTCCTGTCCGCTGGAATATGTGATGGAGCAGCCGCGCCTTGCCGCCAGCGAGGATTAGTTTTTTACGGTCTCTTCGTACTCGTCTTCGCTCTCGTCGTCGTAGCCGGAGAGCTTCTCGATCCTCTCGATGATCGCCTGCTTCTTCCCGGCGAACGGGATCAGCTTATCGACCATGTCGGTGCCGGTCAGAGCGCCGGTCGCCTTCCAGAACCGCTTATTGTCCCACAGCTTCGCCCGATCCTCTTCGACGGTCGCCGTGTAGATCAGCAGGGTGTGGTAGCCGACGGTGTCGGTGTCCTCGGGCATCTTCATCCCGCCGAGCCTCCGGTTGCGCTTGTACTTGGTGCAGCGCTCCCGGCAGTTGCTCCATTCCCTCTCGGTGAGGGGGCGGATTCTGAATTGGAAATTCGCGGAGCCGAACTTGACGTCGATCGTCTCCGTGGTCGCCAGGTGCTCCTCGCCGGTCAGCGCCTTCAGCAGTTCGTCTTCGCTGAACAGCAGCTCCTCGGGGGTCGTCTCTTCCATCTCTTCCTGCGTCTCGAAGTCCTCGGTGGCGGTGTCCTCAACGGCGGGGAAGTAGTCAATCTCTTTCATGGGTGGAGCCTCCTTCTTTTATTTTGATGTTTAAACTTCTTAAAATCCCCCAGGACGGCTTTTCGCTGCCCTGGGGGTCGGTTGGTCGGGTGCGCGGTGCCGGTCGTCTGAAACGTGCGGCTGGGCTTTTTCGCTTAGTCGGTGCTCTTGATCTTGGACATCAGCTCGGGCGGGTTGTTGCAGATGAAGTTCCAGCTGCGCTTGTACAGCTCACCGGTGCTCATGTTCTGGATGTCGATGCTGCCGTCCGGGACGCAGTCGCGGTAGACGACTTGTTCCTTCTTCCCGTTATACGGGGAGCGGATCATGCCGCGGAAGTTGAAAACGGGCATCACGCCGGTCTTCAAGCCCTTCATCACCTTGGTGAAGAAGCTGCTGTCATAGACGACGATCTCGCTCATGGTCAGCGTCACGCGGTAGCTGGTCATGCTGCTGCGCTCCATCGCGGAGCCCAGGGGCTGGAAGTTGGCGTTGGTGATGTTGGCCTGACCGGTGAAGCTCTCCATCGTGGCCAGCATGTTGCCGTCGCCGTCGTAGAGGCAGCCGTCTTTGCCGGAGAGTACTTTCCGGACGTCGACCGCCGGGGATTCGTTGACTGCCGTAATCTTAGCCATTTAAGGTTTTCCTCCTCTCTGTCTGCCATGCCTCCTCTTACGCCTCGGCGAAGCGGAAGAGGTAGGTCAGGTAGATGTGCTCCATGCTGTCGTTGTCCAGCACATCGATGACGAACCAGGCGCTGTCGCCCTTCGGGAGGTTCGACGTGCTCTCGGACGCCTCGAAGGTCTGCAGCTTGCCCTCGGCGATCATTTCCGCGCCGACGCCGTTCATGATCGCCAGCAGGGTGGCGCGTCCGTTGTCGTCGTTGTTGACGTTTCCAATCACGCCCTCGCTGTTGATGTTGATGCGGTCGATCAGCTCGAAGCGGGTCTTCGTGCGTCTGATCTTCTTCCAGCCCGCGTCCTGATCCGCGCGCAGGGTGACCAGGGTGTTGATGCCCTGCTCGACCCAAACCGCGCCGGAGGCGGAAACCGTGAAGATGAGGCAGCCGCTCTGCAGGCACTCGACGACCTGGGTGTTCGTCAGCGCTCCGACGATGCCGGTCGCGCCGGGGATGACCTTATGGGTCAGCGAGTCGTTGCTGGGGAGGTAGGCGATATAGCCAGCCACCAGCGCGGCAGCTTTCCAGCCCTCGTAGGCGACGCCCGCGATCGTGAAGCCGTTGAGGCAATAGACGACGTTTTCGCTGTTGAAGGCGGCGGCGTCGGTCTTCCTTGTGGCGTAGGCGACGGAGGTCGGTTCGCCCAGGACGGCGATGCCCATCAGACCGGCGTCGTTGGCGCGGTTGATGAAGGCGGCAAGCAGCGCATGGACGCTGGTGTCGTCGCTGTCGATGCAAATGGTGTTCCACTTCGTGGCTTCCAGCAGCGTGAAGGCGTTGCTGTAGTCCGTGGAAGTGATCGTCGGGCTGACGCCAGCCGTGGTAAAGGTGCTCTGGGTGACCGCGGCCATCAGGCCGTTACCGGCGGCGACCTTCGTCGCGGTGACGACGGCGTCTTCGCTCTCGTTGATGGCGGCGATCAGCGCGTCGACCTCTCCGGCACCGCCCTTGGTGAAGAGCACCTTCGTCAGCTCGGTGGTCCCGGCGTAGATGATGCACTCGCGCATCGTGGTGATGCTCAGGCTGTCCTTGATGGTCACGCTCAAGGCGCGGGTGCCTGCGTACTTCGCCGTCAGGGTGACGACGTCGGCGGGTGTCCCGGCGGTGTCCTTCAGCGTGATCGCGGCCTTGGTGCCGCCGGTGCCGACGCGGACGGCCAGCACCTGGGAAGCGCCACCCGCAAAGATGGCGTTGAGGATGGCGGTGTTGCTGTTGCTGCCGGAATCGTCGCCGAACAGGGTAGCGATGTCGGCGGGGTTGTCGATGGTGACGACTTCGCCGAGCTTGCCCCAGTTGGCCTTAAAGGCCACGCCGACGATGCCGTTCGTCGCGCCGATGGTGTCGTTGCCGCCTCCGTTTTCCTGCCGGAAATAGATACCGGGGCGGACCTTGGTTTCACCGATGGAGTATCTTCCTGCCATGGTTTATTCCTTCCTTTCTGCGGCGGGGTGTTAGACCCGCTTTTCCGCAAAGTCCTTGATGATCTTCTTCGCGTCGGTCAGCGTCGCCCTCTCGGTGCCGCTCACCTTGAACGCTGCCGTCGCGATGTCGATGCTGCAGCCGAACAGGCGCGGGGCGTTCGCGGCGATTTCTTTCGCCTCGTAGGTCTCCGCCTGGGTGGCCGGGGTGGTGGTCGTCTTCTTGTCAGACATGGTCTTTTATTCTCCTTTCGTTAGCTTGTCTGGGCGTTCTCGGTGCCTGCCGGTTCGTATGGGAATCGGTAGCCCTGGCTGTTTTCTCCGTCCGTGCCGATCTCGGTCTCTTCCTCGATGATCTCTCTCGGGAGGTTGACGTGGACCAGCTTCT